AACTCGGTGGAACGCTCATCATGGGAACGGTCAACGTGGAAGCGCAGCACTCTCTCGAAGCCGTGACTGCTACGGGGAATATAACGCCTTTAACCCTAGAGTTTACGAATCCTACGACTTCTTTAGTCGCCAGTGGGAATGTTGAGGTGGCCGGCGTCGTCGGAACTTCTGGAACAGGTGCTCTGACCGTTCCGAGTGGTACGACGGGTCAGAGACCGGCGACAGTCGCAAACGGAATGATCCGCTATAACTCCACAACTGGGTTCATGGAATCGTACACGGCATCGGGGTGGGGGTCTATCGCCCAACCACCCACGGTTACTGGTATTTCGCCGTTAACCACACTTGTTAGTGGAGGGTCAACGGTGGGGGCGGGCACTGAGACAAAGATTGTCCCCCCCACATCAGATGCGACGGCCGAACGCTATTTCGGGTACAGTGTCGCCATGAACTCGGCCGGGACGAGGGTTATCGTAGGGGTCGGTTATGCTTCGTCGGTGGCAGCCGGAGAGTGTGCCTATATCTATAACTACGATGGTTCGAATTGGGATACAGGTACAAAGATTGTAGCGCCAGCGGCAGATCAGAACTCGTATGACAATTTCGGGATTAGCGTCGCCATGAGTGGTGATGGAACGAAGGTTATCGTGGGAGCGTACCGTGAAGACTCTGGTGGTCTTAATCGCGCCGGTGCAGCCTATATATATACCTACGATAGTTCGTCTTCGTCTTGGGGTACGGGTGTGAAGATTCAGGCATCGGATAAGGAGACGTCGGACTATTTCGGGTGGAGTGTCGCCATGAACTCGGACGGGACGAGGATTATCGTGGGGGCGTACGCTGAGGATGCGGCTGATGAGGTCGGGCAGGCGGGTGATCTTGTAGACGCCGGTTCTGCTTACATATATACCTACGATAGTTCGTCTTCGTCTTGGGATACGGGTACAAAGATTGTGGCACCAGACAGGGAAACGCTTGACGAGTTCGGGTGGAGTGTCGCCATGAACTCGGCCGGGACGAGGGTTATTGTGGGTGCGCGGTATGAAGACTTTGGTTCGCGCCCTACCAACGCCGGTGCAGCCTATATATATACCTACGATAGTTCGTCTTCGTCTTGGGATACGGGTACAAAGATTGTAGCATCGGATCCAGAGAATAGTGACCACTTCGGGGGCGCTGTCGCCATGAACTCGGACGGGACGAGGGTTATTGTGGGGGCGCCGAACGAAGACCCGGGTGGTATTACCAACGCCGGTTCTGTCTATATCTACGCCTACGATGGTTCGTCGTGGGCTCAAGAAGCGAAGATTGTGGCATCGGATCCAGAGTCTAGTGACTACTTAGGCAACAGGGTCGCCATGAACTCGGATGGGACGAGGATTATCGCGGGGGCGAACGGTGAGGACTTTGGTGGTGACACCAACGCCGGTTCTGCCTATATCTTCACCTACGATGGTTCGAATTGGGTCCAACATGCAAAGATTGGAGCATCGGACAGTGCGTCTAGTGACAACTTCGGCTATAGTGTCGCCATGAGTGGGGATGGGGCGAAGGTTATCGCGGGGGCGCCGAACGAAGACCCGGGTGGTATTTCCAACACCGGTTCTGCCTATATCTACGAAATTACCGACACCGCTACCACCGGCTTTGTCTTTGACACATCAACCCAGGTATTCACGGTGACGGGTACAGGTATTGTCAGTGGATCGACGGTACAATTGGAAGGTGTCGATGGAAGTTTGTATAGTGTTGTCGATGCGAGCGCACCGAACGCTGCCGGGACCCAGGTAACTTTCAAGATGGGGGGTGAGGCGGTTGAGTTTCCACCTAATGCGTTGACAAATAATGATTCGATCACGGGGTACACAGCGAGTGCCTCAATGAACTCGACTAACGCGTACAAGGCCTTTGATGATGTTGTGACTACGGGTAGTTACTGGCACAGTGCAAATGGTAACGCCACTGTGGGCTATGATTCTAATGCACCCTATTTAGCGGGACTTGACTCCGCAGCAACTCAAGATATAAGTGGAACAACGCATCGTGGGCATTGGATACAATTACAAATACCCAACCCAGTTATACTATCTCGCGCTGTAATAGGTAGCGCTCAATCAAACTTCCAACACGGACAATTTGTTATATTAGGGAGCAACGACGGTACAAATTGGACGGTACTTCATGCTGGGACGGGGACGACTCTGTCCACAAATGTCACAACACTATCCGCGGGGTCAACTGAAGCATTCTCTTATTTCAGAGTGGTAATAAAGTCAAAGAACACGGGTTCGACGGACTATGATATTGGACTCAACAATGTACAATTTTTTGGTGGATCGGGATCATGGGTTCTCGCCCAACAACCCTATAAAGTTAGGATTAATAGTACATCGGGTTTGAGCGGGGCCAGTACTGCCACGATAGGGTTTCCAGCCGAATGGACTACCGCGGCTGGTGCGAACCTGGGGTTCGATACTGGTACGTCCCAAACTCAAACACTCGTAGGTACAGATGGTGGTGGTGGTACGAATATGACGTTCTATGTAGCACCCGGGAGTAACGCCTTACCTGGGGGTCTTGCTCTTACCGAGAGTACAGGTGCTATAACAGGTCAAATTGCGGCGGTGGGTACGACGAGTGTAACATTCCGATTGACTGATAATAACAGCGGGTTGTTCACAGATAGAGCAATCAATATCGTGGGGAGTGCCGAACTTTACGCCTTTACTTCATTTACATTCACGAATGCGGGGCAAACGGGACAGCAGGGACCGATGCTCAGCAGCCTTCTTTCTGCGTATTCCCCCGCATGGACGGATAACACTGCTTATTTCAACGCCGCCAGCACCAGCAACACCGATAGGGGTTTTCAAATATGGACAGCCCCCAAATCTGGGACGTATACAATTAAAGCAGCTGGAGCGAGAGGGGGGCATTCCTACAACATCTCAGCGGGTACGTTCGTCGGCGCTGGGCTTGGGGCATATAGCCAAGGAAACTTTTCGATCACAAGGGGAACAAAATTTGCCATAGTTGTAGGACAAGCCGGTGGGGATGCGGATACGACTGTGTATGGCAGTTCGAATGGCTCATACCGCGGTGGTGGTGGTGGTGGAGCATCATGGGTTCTAAGTGAAGATCGAACATATTTGTATGCTGTCGGTGGTGGTGGTGGTGGAAAGAACGCCACGCGGTGGGCGGGGAACGCGCAATATGCAATTTCGAATGGTGGAACATCACAGGGTAATACCACCATCAACGGCACATTAGCCGGCTTACAGGGACAGGGTGGGGGTTCTGGTTTTGTCTACGAGTCCGGCCGAGACGGGAGTGGGAGAAACGGTTATCATATAGGCACCACCGGGGACTCCCAACGAGCCCAGGGAGGCCCCAGCTCCTCCAGTAATGGGCCCGGGGGGTTCGGTGGTGGTGGCGGCTCTTCGACGGGTGGTGGTGGTGGTGGTGGGTACGCCGGTGGTGGTACTAACGCTTATGGGGGCGCTGGTGGGCTCGGTGGTTCGTCGAGGAATAATGGGAGCAGCCCCTCATTTGGAACACACACAGGTCAACATGGTTTCGTTTACATAGAATTCGTGTCATAAAAATGTAGCGGTAAAGTATATGCTCGCCCAAATATTAGAAAGTATAGCCCCGGGTGAACCCTATACCTCCGATGGAACCACGTGGGAGAGTGTTGTTTTCGATGACGAGAACTTTCCAAGACCTCTCGATATTGCGTATGAATATACACTCTACAAACTAACGAACGCTGATGCGATCAAAAAGTTCCGAGAGGAACGGAACACTCTCCTCGACCAGAGTGATAAATACATGACCCCAGATTATCCACACTGGCTCGAACTGGATATCCAGAACTGGAAGGATTACCGCCAAGCTCTAAGGGACTTGCCTCGTACGGCCCGACCAACTTTAGACGCGGACGGAAACCTCACGGGTGTTGTGTGGCCGTCTATTCCAACTGCCTAAGCAGTTGACCTTTTCCTCCAAAGTGCAACCCACTTTGCAAGAAAGACATCCCGAGTGGTAGAGCCACTCGTATCAAACAAAGTCCTCCGGACTTTTTCGTTTAAAAAAACCTCCCTAAATAATAGATATGTCCGCGAACGGTCATCTTAAGTTTCAGGGGACGAATAGAGCGACGTTCGTCGGTACGACATCGAATATCATGTTCGACACGACCTCTACGAGTCTAGGGATAGGCGTCACGGGAACAGACCACCCCAGCTCAAATTTATATATAACTGGAAACGCCTACGTCACTAGTGATATCGGTGTCGGTGGTGTATTAACCATGGGTACCGTCAACGTGGTCGCACGCCATGATCTCGAGGCTGTGACAGGGACGGGGAATACGACGCCTTTAACGGTTGAGTTTACGAATCCTACGACTTCTTTGGTCGCCAGTGGGAATGTGGAGGTGGGTGGGAATGTTGTTGCTGGGTATTTGTACGGTGATGGGAGTAATATAACTGGTATTTCTTCAGCATCCAATTTACAGGTGGTGACAGATACTGGAAATGTGACATCTAATACCATTCAATTTTCTAATGCGACGACGAGTCTTACAGCGACTTCAAATATTGAAGTAGCCGGCTTCGTAGGAAGCTCTGGAACAGGTGCTCTGAC